TGCTTACAATATCGTAATCTACTTCGAAACCATTTTCATTCTGTTTAATTTCGATATTAAGCCCTTTCGGATAATAAACATACTGTCCTACTTCCAGGCCCATCTTTTTAATATCAGGATGAGTACCAACATCTACAATCACGCCTTCGTATTTTCTTTCATGTTTAGCAGTAGTGAGAATAATTCCACCCGCTGTAATCTCTTCATCAGTAGCTACCTTAACCATTACTTTATCGCCAATTACTTTCATTGTTATTTACTCCTTATAATATTATAGGCTTAGTTTTCATTAAAATGTCAAGACATTCTTCTTCTGTTAAAGGCAAAAGTGATTTTTCAGCACATCGTTTGACCTTATCCATAGAATCCATTGGAACAGAAGGCATAACAAAATTATTATCAAAGATACCTCGAATGCAATAATATTTCATAAGAAACTTAAATAATTCAAGATAATCTCGTTCTGTCAATTCTTTACCATCTTCATATTGTAATGGAGAAATATGATATCGTTTAAGTATTTCTTTGAACGTCATTTTAAACTCCTTACAATAATTATAGAAAAAGAAATCCCTCACAGAGGATGTACAGAACTGTGAGGGATAACGGAGGCAACTTTCTTAAATATTTATTTTTAATTATACTACAAGTTTTCCATTTTCGTCACGGAAATTTTTCATAATATAATCGAGTTTTTTTGAACAGGCAATGTTGTCTTCCCAATTCTTAATAATATAAAACTTGTTCCCGCGTTCATCATAATTAATTCCGCATAGCCAGTATTTTATACCATCACAAGCCACAGGAAATCTTCCTTCCTTAGCAAGTTTCTTATCGAGCCTTTCTTCAATAGAAAGTTTTTTGTCTTTCCTTACTTTCTCAGATTTTGTATCACACCCTAAATGAAAACGGTAATGCTGCCAATAATCCTGCATTTTGTAATACTCGTAATAGTCGGCATACTTTTCACCAACTTCTATTGGCCGGTGACAGCATTCGCACAAATGTGATTTTTCAGCAATTCTTTCTTCTCTTGTCATATTTGCTCCTTAATTTATAAAACTACGAATATTATAACAGATAATAAAATAAAGTCAAGAAAAATCCGCGACATATTTCATTCGCGGATTTTGTTAATTATTCAGGCTGATTGGCATAGAATTTTGCATACTTTCCACCACGACCCATTATCGAAGCGGCAGCTCTATCTTCGAAATCTTCCCATTTCTCTTCAACACGTCTATCGAGTTCTTCTTCAAGATTGTTCTCATAGATGTAATTAATAAGGGTATCTCGGTCCATAGCAAGAGCAAAAGTTTCACTAAACAACTTCTGTTTTTCTTCATCGGTCTTAATGAAGGCCAGGGCTGTTTCAAGACTGTATCTTGCACCTGATTTAAGTGTAGCACGATAATCGTCATACCACTTATTATCAATCAACCACTGACGAACAGCAGGTCCTTCCATTGGCTTCTTGTTTGGGTCTTTTTCCCATTCACAGCATTTTGCAGCCGGAGCAGAAATATCACCAGACTTTGTACGAATATCGAACAGATAATCAACTCCGGTTTCAATATTGTCGATGCCACGACCGAAATAATAAGTATAAAGACATTCGCGGAACGGTCTTGGTACTTTTCCTTTAGTTACTTTTAACTTATTCGTACCACCAAGAATTACCTTACGGTCTCCTTCTTCATATTCATATTTCTTCATGGTTTGTAGCCAGAATGTCATATAGCAATAAAAATCGATTGCCTTACCACCAGATGTGGAATATTTTTCAAAGCTGAACATATCCGTATTGTCGCGAATCTGAGAAACCACAATCAAAAGAATGTTTTTATTTTCAACTACTTTACAGAGTTGTGGGAAGAATTCCTGGGAAAGATACTTTGCTTTACCCATACCAAAAGTACCCTTCATTTCTTTGCCTTTTTCAATAGCTTCAATTCTACTTTCAGCACGTTTGTCCTGTTCATCAGAAGTCAGAGCATCAAGAGAATCCAGAACATAAATTCCAAATTCATCATCTTTAAGAGACTCCGCGAACTTACTGATACAATAAAAAGCATCTTCAACATTATCAGGAGCGTCACTTTCCGGTGTCCAAATATCGAATCCGTAAAGTGGCTGAGTGTCAAAAGAATATCCACGTTCACAATCGGCATACATCCATCTGAATTTCTTACCGAGTGTCCAATGAGCATTGGCGATGAATTCGTTACAGATAAAGGTTTTACCTGCAGATTTATCTCCACATATTCGGATAATTTTTCCAGCAGGGTCTCCGTAAACACCTTTTTCACCGCCGAGAACCATATCAATAAGTTTTACACCTGTCTTAAAATAAGGTTTATTTTTAAGCACTATATTTCTCCTACTTTTCAGCCCGTCTATTATACTGTCCGATAACTCTTTCAACGTCTGTTCGTTTTGCATAATATAATCCGTTCTGTTCAGTTCCGCGTTTTGTGACATCGCAGTTATTCTTAAGAAGTATGTATTTGATTGCAGAAAAAGTTATGTTGTATTTTTTACAAACATCTTTTAACGAAATGTATTCGTTGTCGGTAGCCGACCAATTATCCAGCCATTCGTGAAATTTTACTTCATCAACCTGATAACGTTCCCTTCCGGTATCTTTATACTTAATAAGAAAACCATACTTCTTACCATATCTGTAAATCAACGGAATAGAGAAGTTATAGCCTTTCTTTAGACATTCTTCTACAAGTTCTTTCTGATTCATAGAAACCTCCAAACAAAATTATAGAGAGGAGAGATAACCTCTCCTCTCATTGTGATTAAGATGCTGAGTCAGCGAAACAATCTTCCCAGATTTTACACTTTGCACATTCAGCATGTTTATCAGCTTCTTTCCAATTGTGGCCAAAAGGACATGTTGGAGCAGGAGCCGGTGCAACCTGTGGAACAGTCTCCATATTATTGAATGAAGGCTGAGCAGCCTGAGCTGCCTGAGCAGCAAGGTCAGCAGTTCCTGTAGATGCTGGCTGAGTAGTTTCAGGAGCAGGAGCATTAGCAACAGGTTTTCCAGCAAGAGCATTTTCCATATCTTCTTCGGTAGGAATGATTACAGCTACAGACAAATCCTGAGAATATTCAAAGTCTTTATCAGTAAGTCCATCTCGGTCAAGGAAACCAAAAGTTGCTTCATTAATCTTAATAAACTCGCGGCCATTCCATTTTGATTTTTCTCCGGAAAATGTGATTGTTTTTCCGTGTTCCCAATCAAAAGGAGTAACAGGAGCCTGAGTCTTAGAATCAATAGTAATTGCAGCACGAGCATTCAATGGCTTTTCAAAACTGAACCAAGGCTGATCACACCAGTAATATTTACCGTCGATAAGGTCATGCACGATGTATACACAGCGTCTCTTCGAACGAAGACTATCGGCCTGTTTCTTAGCAGCTTCGGTTTTAAGATCGTACAAACGACTTGTTTCCTTACAGCAAGGACATGGTTTTCCAAACTGTTTAAGACATGTGAAATCAGAACCTGTTGGACCCACAGCTTTGTGTACAAAATAATCAAGGGAATACATAGTATCACCTTCTGCACACTGTCCGCTGATTACAAGTGGATGTGTTGGACCAGCATTAAACGGAATAACATCGATTTTATTCAAACCTTCGTGTGGCTTGTACTTTTCAAGACCTGAAAGTTTGTTTTCATCGAAATTTGACTTGTAACCAGTATTACCAAACTGATTACCCTTTTCATCTTTTCCAATTGCGAAAACAGATGATGCAATAGGTTTCTTATTAAACATAATTCGCTTCTCCTTGCCCGTAGGCTATATTGCTTTAATGTTTATATTATAATTATAGAATTTTTAGTCCTCACCTTTTTTAGGAAGCGGTGTCATAGTACGTCGATAATATTCAGGCATGGCTTCACCCTGAACATCAGCAGTAGGTTTAGACGGATTGTTAACATAAGTTGAGTTACATCGAAGTTTTACCAGGTTATCTAATTCAGATTTTTTAATTTCCAGGGCCTTCACACCTACGTTAATTCTGTCGAAAATAGCTTCTGCGTCACGAAGCTCCTTCATTGCATTCACCACCTCAACGTCGGACTGGACCATTGATTTGATAATGTCTTCAGTAACTCTTTTTCCTTCATTCGCACATTGCTCACGAATAGCAATATTACGTTCTGCCTGAATTACTTTCAACATATCAGCTTTTTCAGATACTACAGATTTGGCTTCACGTGCTTTATCTGCGTAATTGAAGTAAGTTGCTGCCATAGTAATACATTCGTTTTCAAGCTGAAATTCATTGATTTCGATATCAGATTGTATATTCATGTTATTTACTCCTTATTATAATGTTAGAATCACCTTAATTTTCAGAATAAACAATTTGTCTTAGTCGTGTAATTACAGATAAGAACTTCATCGGTGTCCATATTTGCTGATTCATAGGAATGTCCGGCATATTTCATATTCAAATGATGTACTACCCAACCATTCTTTTCACACCATTCTTTAATGTGTGTATTTTTTTTGCCCTTGTTCTTAAATACATTGGATATTGCAAATTGTATTCCACGTTCATTCAGTTTCTCACAATATTCAAAAAATTTATAATCCGATTCTTCTGTCCAATCATCTACCAAATCTGTTTCACCATTATAACAAGCATTGGTATTGGTATAAGGAATATCAAAATAACAAAAACAGTCTTTATCAAAATCTGTAAATTCTTCATAGGATTTATGATATATATAGACATTTTCTTTTGACATGAACTCACAAAAATCTTTTATGAATCTTTTCGACTCTTCCTTAAAATATCCGTTACCAACAGGCATATTAAACTTACCTTTGTTAAATCTGAATTGATTACAGAACGAATAAAAGGCAAGGAAATAAAAACCAAGAGCCGAAGGGTTATTATTCATATCTTCTCTGCATTTATAATATGGCTCATGATTAAGTTCGGCAATTTTAGTTAGATTCCTAACATCTATCGAAAAACCATATTTGTCTCTATTTGTTTCGCAATAAGAAATTATTTTATCGGCTGGTGTATTCTTAAACATGTCGTAAAGATTATAAAGATGATTGTTCAAATCATTGAGAATATATTTTTCAGCTTTTACATTCAAACTTACGGTTCCGCTGCCACCAAAAATATCATAAAATGTTTTAATGTCTCTTGGAAAATAAGGTAGTATCTGCGGTAACAATGCAAATTTATTTCCCATATAATGAATTGCAGATTGTTTATACATATTATTAATAATAGAAAAACCCTCTCGCTCAGGAGAGGGTTTAATGCAGGAATAAATATCGATTAATTTACACGATAAATATAATAGGTTTCACCATCATATTCCTGGGTATTTTCCTTACCATCATAGCTTGCCAGAGAGTTCGCAATACCATCTGTATTAACACTCCATTCAGCAGCAGCATCCCAATCAATAAGATTTTTATCTCTTACAACCTTAGAGAAGTCTTCATCTCCGAAGTTTGAACGATACCAATCGATAGAATCGCTCCAACCTTCATCCATAGCAGCCGCACGTCTCTCAACAAGTTCATCTTCGGAAACGAGACAATTACTATAATCAGGTTCTCCGTTTTCATCGGTACCAAAATCTTCATCGGTAATTAAATTTTCTTCATAGCATTCACGAACCAGACGATTATCGAACTCGTCATCGCCTTCATTGATAATATCCTGAGCATAAGCAAGATCTGATTCTTTCTTTGCTTCATCAAACCATTCACTATCTGTAAAATTATCAATAATCTGTTCCTGTGCCCATTCACTAAACGATTCAATGCCCAAATCATCAACAAGACTCAACACATCTTCAACAGCAGCCTTATAAGCAGTATCATAATCGCTAACAAAATAATCACCTTCATCAGTATAATAAACGTGATCCCCATAACCATTAGATTCTCTTATATCTTCCGGGTTTATTCCGAGAAATTCAGCAAGTGCATTAATTTCATTTTCCATAATTAAAACCTCCATTTATTATAAATATATAATATTAGACAATTGTAATATAGATTTCGTGACCATCTTTTCGCCACAACAAATCAAAACCAACTTCATGAAACTCAGGAAACTGTCTAAGGTATTCCTTCAAACATTCCCCAAGTTTGGCATTTCCATAAACTTTACATTCCACCGAAATATCCTGATAAGGTTTTACACGGCCCGCACCAAGATTATGATTGTTAAACCATTTTCGACAGATTGTAGTAAGTTCTTTTTGAAGAGTTTTCTTATCCACGATATTCTCCTTCAAGAATTGCGATTGTGTAATTCATATTTGCTCCTTAGAAAGGTCTTATCTCAACCTTTCTGTATTCATTATAACAGATAGTAAAATAAAGTCAAGAGAAATTTGAAAAAAAAATTAAAATAATTCTTTAGTTCTTTTATCTTCGAGACATTGCGACATACTATCGGCATAATCCTGTTTGAATGTAGTAAAATCCTTTATTCGCATAAATCGAACATTCAATCCAAGATTAAGATAATTCTGCAAATCGTCAACATAATATCGCTTTGAGAAAGGTACAAGCACTATACCATTCTCTATCTGCTTCGAGACTTCTTCCATTGATAATAAGTCAGCTGCCAAACAAAAACGAACATTATTATAAAATTCATCAGTGGTAGGATATTGTTCGGAAAAAATGTTTTTGTGTTCTTTAAGTATCTCCGGCAAATCCATAGATTTAGTTTGTGTGAGGTCCGGAGAAGATATTCCAGTTAATCTGTAAATACGATATTGCTTCATATTATAATTATAGACAGTTTGAGATTTTCAAAATAGAATTGAATTATGAATGAATTGGAAATGCAATCTTTATTGAAAGACAGATATGGTATCAGCTTTTCGCAAGGATATCTGCATTATGCTTTAATATTTAACGAATTAGATAAAAATTGTAAAGAACTTCAGATACATCATCTTTGTCCTCGCTGCTGTGGTGGCGGAAATGAAAATGACAATCTCGTCAGAATAACTTTCCACCACCACAGAAAACTTCATCAGTTAATCCTTCAGACTAAAGAACTAACTGATGAGCAGCGACAAAAACTTACTTTTGCTTATCAAAAGATGAAGAAGGGCTGATTACCGCATATTTCCGCAGACAATTCTTACATCAAATACATCATCAGGAACATCTGTATTAATACTAAGAATTGTGACTTTGTCAAAAATCTTTTTAAGTCTATTTACAATTGAAAGTAAATCAACAAGATATTCATTCCATTGACCACCACCGTTCTTACCACCATGAATGCCCCACACATAATGAGGATTTCCAATTTCTTCAGGTGAAGGAACTCCGGCGACATAACTTGTGCTTAAATCAGTTGTTCCCTCAAGACATTCGTTAAACTGACAGATTATAGCATTATCTTCAATCTTAACCCAATCTTCATTAAATTCATTTTCAATCATTTCCATAATCTTACTCCTTAAAATATGTGATTAACATCATAAACATCATGCTTTCGTTCTTCTGAGAATATAGACAAAAATGTTACGTCATTCGCCCATTTCTTATTATAACCCGCCTGTAAACGGTCGAGAAGTGCCGATTTAAGACCTTCAATCTTTTTATACTCAGATACTAGCGAACCCGCAAGATTCTTTTTACATAACTCTTTATATGTATTTTTATCAAGGAAATATCCTATAATCTGATGCTGACGGTCCTGTAATTCTTTACCACATTTTTGAAGTTCTTTAATTTCTTCTTCAGAAATATCAACACAAAGACGATCCTGAAGCTGAGAACATTTACGTTCAAGACCAAGACCAAGTCTATCAAAAATAAAATAAGGAGCATCTTCGGGAATACCATTTGGGAAATACTTGTCTTTCATTTCTTTTACAACACGTTCTCTTATTTCACTTATAATCTTTTGTTTTTCTTTCTCTTTATTATATGATTCTATATCATTTATAAGTTCTTCTCGAAAACGTTTCTCAAAATCTTCTGGTGTAAATTCTTTTTCACAAGCATCCATCTTCTTTTCAATTAAAACTGGATTTTCACAAACCTCAACGGATTCATCCATATATTCATTCATAATTATTCTCCTATAATAGTTTTATTTACCTGACTTCAAGTCATAAGTATTTGGAACATAAATACTCTGAGAAGAAACCTGTACACCATCCCATTTCTCAAGACGTGCCATTTCTTCTTCATGTTTCCACTGAGCCTGCATTACAGAGAGATTCTGTGCAACTTTAAGATTCTTATATGCTGTTGCATCAGCTTCAATCTTTGCCGCTTCAGCCTCACCTTCTGCTTTTGCTATTGCAGCTTTCTTATTAAATTCTGCTGCCTGTGCTTCAGCTTCTGCTTCTTTTACTTTCTTCTGTGCCTGTTGTGCAGCAACTTCTGCTTCATTTCTTGCACGTTCAATCTCCTGTGCAATACGAGCGGTCTCCTTGATAGCCTTGTCATAATCATCAGACCAATCAAGATTAGTAATACTGAACTGAGTAATCTCTACAGGAATATAACTAATGCGTTCTTTAAGTCTTTGTGATACTCTTGCAGATACAGCCGACTGGTCATTAATAAACTGTGCAATTGAAATACGGCCAGCTTCATCTTTGATAATTTCTTTAAGTGCTGTAGAAATTGGGTCATAAATTGCATCTTTATTAGAATATCTCTGCGCAATCTCTTTTACAGAATCCTCTTTATACTTCCAATACAATTCATAATCAATACCAATAGACTGTTTATCAGCGGTAACGGCAGCATCTGTATTGATACCTAACGACTTCTTATAAGGAATTGGTGTTGTATCATATTTCTTAATCTTTGACACAAACGGTGCCTTAAAATGAATACCTGGTTCAAGTACATCTTTTACCTGTCCAAGAGTAACCGTAACACCACGTTCTGTAGGTCCTACAACAGAACAGGAATTAACACATGTTATCACAACAAACAATCCGATAAGTCCGATAACAACCCATTTTACAATTTTCTTTACTGGAAAATCTTTTTCATACATAACCTTTTGCTCCTTTTGTTTATTATTTTTATTCTTTGGAATACCAAAATAATTGACAAGAATACGAATAACTTTATCTTGGTCCATAATAGCTTGATTGCGATCATCTAATAACATAACAACAATCTCTGCCATTGGAACTTTACTTGTATCAAAATATTCATTAAGTATTTCAACAATCTGGTCAAAGTCTGATCTCCATCCAGCGCTATTACTTATCTCCATTATCTCCGACATAGCAGAAACAATATCTTGATAATTAACACAATCAGATAATTTCATTAAGCATCTCCGGTTAATTCCATGAAATCAATCAATCCCTGCCATATAGCGTACTCTTTATTACGCCAGGTATCCACCCCTGCAAAAGCCTTGAGCATGGCTGCGGCACGAACAAATATTGGAGTCATTTGTCCGTTATAACCTTTCTTGAGAACGCTTCGCGCATACGACATTACCAAGAACTTTACTCCCTCTGGGTTGGCCTTAGCATCATCCTTAGCTTTTTCGATACATTCTGCATAAGTATTCCAACCAGCACCCTTAATCATTGCTCGGCAAAGTTCGATAATGTCCTGATTTTCTTCACCAAATTCTTTTTCTTTAAGAAATTGTCGTCTTTTATCGTCATTTTCAAGATAAATGATGCTATTGAGCAACTGCAGAGCCTTTCGAGAAGAACCTTCCGACATTCCGACAATCTGCTGAAGAATCTCATTATCAATAGTAACTTCTTCTTTGTGAGAAATTACTCTAAGCTGTTTGAACATTGTCTGGTCATCCAAAGGTTTCATTACAATCTGTGGACAACGCTGATCACGAATTGTGCTGAGTAATTTTTCGGGATTTGTTGTACACAAAAAGAAGAAGGCTCGCTGAGGGCAATCTTCAAGCATTTTAAGCATAGCTTCCTGAGCAGCAGGTGTTATAGAATGACATTCGTCGAGAATGTACACAACTTTATCATTACCCAAAGGAGCGTGCCTCAATTCATCCTGAATAGCACGAATATCATCTATACCTCTTTCGTTAGAAGCATTGATTTCATGAATCGAAAGTTCATCACAACCCAAGTCGTGAGCCATAGCACGAGCAAGTGTAGATTTTCCGCAGCCGGAATTTCCTGTAATCAGAAATACGTGTGATCCATGTTCAATACTTGTTTTAAGAGATTCAATAGCCAAATCATTACCAAGAATCTCAGAAGTACTCTGTGGTCTATATTTATTATAAAGTTCCACCATTTACTCCTTAGCACATAGAGCTGAACAATTTAACAGCATTTTCACTTTCGAGAATGCAGCGTACAGGTTCGCTTACATCAAAATCCTGACTATCTGCAACAACCTTAAATACATCAAAGAACTTTTCAGAAGAAATAAAATCACCATAATCAAAGTTCATTTCCTTCGCCACAGGAATATCAACTGTCATATCGTTTACAACTTCTTCGTAGTTACCGGAACTGCGGTTGCCTTTGATTTTAATTTCTTTACCAAATTCAACAACAACTGTTTCGTGATCATCAATGGCAGATGAGAATTCAGACGCTCGATTAATAGCGTCGTAGAACTGCGGTTTAAGTTCAAGGGTAAAGGCCTTAGCAGCACTTGCTTCAGATTCAAGAATAGGCAGGATTTTAGAAATAGGATAATCAGTAATATCCAACGAACGTACTGAGAATACAGCATCATCTTCGCTCTGGAAATGCACCCAAGATTTGTTAAACTGAACCTTCTTGAAATTGTTCCATTTAAGCAGCTGAGATACGGCCTTATCAGAAATACGGAATTCTGGATAATCTTTTGTAAGGTTATACTTGTTCATTACCCATTTATTTGTGCTGAAAGCAATCTTGTCCTTAAAATAAATTCCACCATAAGAAGAATTATTATTGCGGATAGTACAGACTTTCAAAGCCTTGTTGAATTCTTCACCGTCAATATCAAACCAATCATCAGCAGGTGTAAGACTTTTGAATCGTTCGAGAATGTTGTCGTCATCAATCAACTTAATGGAAATTTTGATTTTATCATCAATAATTTTCCACTCAGCTTCACTCGTTTCGATGTCAATTTCTGCACCTGGCAGCTTTGACAAACAGTTATAGAATTCCTGTCCTTTCACAATACCTTCGAGATTAATTTCATCAGTTAATTTTACATCAACGGAAATCTCAGAATTGTAAGAATAGATGTGTCCGTTATAGAACACAATTGTGTCTGCACCATTAATACTTACGTTCCCGGTTGCGATTCCAGGAAGTACTTTAGTAATTGATGATAACAAACTAGTTCGATTAATTTTCATTCGTTTGCTCCTTATATTATTTTATTTTAGAATGCAATTTATTTAGAACAAATCTTTAATGTCGTCATCCATAGCGTCTTCGACGTCTTCTTCGTCGCAGCCATAGTAATCAGCATAATCAGAAGTGCTCCAATTAGTTTCACGCCAAGTTTCTTTGTAATCATCAATCTTATCCTGACGTTCTTCATCATCTACATCGCAGATAAACTCACCATCAGAGCAATAAACACCGTCTTCTTTTTCAAGGAAATACACAGTTTCTTCACCATTACTTACCTTATCAATAACGTTTCCGGTCTCAAAGTCAAGTTCTTCTTCCATAAGCAATTTACTCCTTTATTATAATTTTAGAAAACACTCAATCCTCAGAATAATGAATTCTTGCTCTTTATCTCATAACCATACTGTTCCAAACGTTTCTTAGCTACATCTATATACCATTTTTTATCGAGTTTTATACTCATCGGTATATCTTTTATACTTTTATTGTAAATAAAACAATGTTCCGGGGTATCTTGGAACTTATCAGGCTTACCACCGATTTCTTTACACTTGCCAAGATATGTATCTTTAACATCAACACTTGCAAAAATACGATATGTTTTGTTAGTCAAATATTCACCATTATGCCAAGCTGCCTTGAACGCGCCTGACAAACGATAAACATTCTGGAACATAATCATATCGTTACAATTGTTAATTGTTTCTTCAACAGGAATGCCCTCAGTAATATATTTAACAAGAGCTTCGTTAAGAATCGGAAGATT